ACTTGCTATTACAACAAAATGTGTGGAGTTAATGAGGGCACATAATATACCTGGTATTACTATAGAAATTAACGCGTGTCGAGTAGGAGAGACTTTTGATGATATTAAAAATGATTTATCATTGGAATCAGGATCAGAATCAGGACCGGGTGCAGGATCAGAATCAGAATTATCTCGTCAGAAAAGTGCGGCGCAAGTGCCAGTAGTTCCAGGTGCTCATTATCTTCATTGTATGAGTATACCTTTGAATGAAAATTATAAACATATAATAAGGACATTATATAATATTGAGAATATTACACATTATTCGAATCATCTTAATTATAATCGGGGTACTTGGTTGCAGTCTGACTCTGATCTTGTGCCTGGAAATAATCAACATTTTATTTATGAAGAAATAATAAATAATGCAAAAATAGAATTAAATCAATATATAGAATTCTGGACAAACCGAATTAATTATATACTTGCTATTATATCAGAATATGTGAGACAAAAAAACGATATAGCATATGAATATAAAGCTAAACAAGAAGAATATAATCAAGATAATGAAGTATATATGCATAATCTGAAAGTTAAATTCCATGATTTAAGCAATTCAATAAATCTATTGAATATGGAGATTCCTGTAGCGCAACGACTAATACAAATAGCAACAGAAAAATTATCTCAACTTACTCAATCAGAACCTCAAACAACACAATATTTTGATCCAAATCAAGAGCAAAATAAAGAAGTATTGGAAGGATTTGATTATTCTGATCTGGTTGATGATCAAGAGTTGTTTCCACCTGAAAGTTTTTACAAATTTAATAATATAAAATCAAAACGACGATCAAAACCAACAAAACGACGATCAAAACGACAATCAAAACGACGATCAAAACGACGATCAAAACCAACAAAACGACGATCAAAACGACAATCAAAACGACGATCAAAACGACGTTAGATTTTAACATTAAATTTATTAAATACTATAATTCTAGTTCTGATATAATAAACTAAAAATGATATTAATTGTAAAATTTATAATTAATATCATATCATTGAATGAAATGGATTCAAAAAATAATACAAATGAAGAAAATAACTCATCTGACGAAATAATTGATGAAATGTGTTCAGAATGCGGTAGCATTAATATAAACTGGCAAGGTATATGTCATGATTGTTTAACTTGTTCTTACTGTTGTACAAATGATAATATCTATTCTTTTGAAGAAACATTTATTAAAGTATATGAAACTGATTCACATCGTGGTTTTGATTTTCATGGTTGTACGGTTGAATTTAACGAAAATACAAAATTAACTGTACCAGAGCTTAAAAAATTAGATACAGATTCACATTACTGTTATGTTTGTATGGATACAAAAGGATTCAAAGAATCAACTGAAGAACATTGTGAAGAGTTAACAGAATGGAATGATGAATGGGATAAAGCAACCGTTGCTGAAAGGATTGATTTACGAAAAAAATTAGTAAGAATATTATCAGATAACGGGACAACAACAGTAAATCATTTTAATATAATTTGGCATAGAGAAATACTAACAAAATCAGCAACCAGAACTAAAACATAAAAACAAAAAACAAAATATAAAATCAAAATATAAAATCAAATTAATATAAATAAAATATTAATTTGATGGGTATTTATTTTTCAAGAAATAAAGAAAATACTAAACATGATATTTTGCCAGATGTTCAAGAAAACACACAACCAATATTTAAAAAAATTATTCATAAATGTGGATCAACTTATGAAGGGTATGTTAAAAATAAATTATATCAAGGATTTGGAACATACATAAATAAAGATCAAGATATAGAATTTAAATCTTATACTGGTGAATGGCATAATAATTTACCCCACGGAAAAGGTAAATGTGTTTATCAAAATGGTCATATATATGAAGGAATGTGGTCGAATGGTTTATATAGTGGGTTAGGAAAATATATATTTAAAACAGGATATAGTTTTAGTGGTTATTTTTTATATGGTAATTTTCATGGTAATGGAAAACTTGTGAGACAAAATAAAGCGATGATATTTGGTAATTGGAAATATGGACAATTAAACAAAATAAATAAAATACAACTAAGCAATGGAGATCAATATATTGGCGAATTTAATGATTTGTCGAAACATGGAAAAGGTAAATATATCTATCGAAGTGGTAATTTTTATGAAGGAGAATGGAAAGATAATAAAAAACATGGTGAAGGTATGTTTAAATATCATGATGGTAAAGAAATTAACGGAATATGGGAAAATGATAAATTGATAAAAGAATATGATACTGTTTGTAAGATTTGTTTTGAAAAAAGAAAATTAATAATCTTAGCACCATGTGGTCATAAACATTTTTGTAAACAATGTATCCAAACATTAAAAAATACTACAAACAATTGTCCTATATGCAAAAAAATAATTGAATCAACGGTTGATTTGATCTACGAATAAATGGCTGGATTCGTAAGTTTCGCATACAACAAAAATGATTTTTTAAACAAAATCAATAACAAAAATTATCATAATGACAACTGAGGATTGTATTACAGAAAAGAATATTACGATAATGAATAACCTCACATGTAGTTCAGGTATGTATACAGGCGAATTTAGGAACAATTCAGCTCAGGGTGAAGGAACATGGACTAGTGATGATGGCTTTCACTATGAAGGAAGTTGGTATAATGACAGTTTTGATGGGTATGGTGTTTTGACTTGTTCAAATGGTGCAGTCTATACAGGAACCTGGAAAAATAATAAGAGAGAAGGTTTTGGTGAATATAAGGATCCAGATGGTCATGTATATGTGGGAAGATGGTGGATTGATACATGTCAACACAGAGGAAAGATGACATATCCAGACGGGTCCGTTTATGATGGTCAATGGAGTCAAAATACACCATTTGGCAAGGGTACATTGTTCAAACCAGATGGAACGGTTCAACATTGTGGAACATGGACACGAACATGGAATGGTTCATGGGATGATCTCAACATTAGCACTTTTTCTACAAATAAAAGAAAAGTATATCCAGATGGTTCTGTGTATGAAGGTGAATTTAATATTGAAACAGAACATAATGGAACCACACATACAACAAGGGAAGGTAATGGTGTCATGACTTATCCAGATGGATCTGTTTATGATGGCGAATGGATTTGTGACCATCAAAATGGTAAAGGAAAAATGACATATCCGGATGGATCTATTTATCAAGGCGAGTGGTCAGGAGATATCAAATATGGTGTTGGTAAAATGATAAATCCGGATGGTTCAATCTATCATGAAGGTGTCTGGACAAAAGATAAAATTGACCAATACTACTATATTGGAAAACTTAGACGGGAGGATCCATACGGTAAAACATGTAATTTTGAAGGTCATACATGGAATGAACATATTATCTGGTATGGAACCATCACATATCATGATGGTGTTGTGTTTGAAGGATGGATTGATCCTACGTTTCTTGATAACATGAGTGAAAAAGAAAAGGATCGTGAAGGTAAAGTAATATATCTCGATGGTTCTGTATATGAAGGTGAGTGGACGGCTGCTTGTCAAATCAGAAATAGCAAACAAGCCAAAATGACATATCCAGATGGTTCTGTGTATGAAGGGGGTATTTTGACAAATCAGAAAAAGATTCTGATAAACTGATTTATCGAGGTGAACTGTCTGATCTTTCCAGACAAGGATTTGGAAAAATGACATATCCAGATGGCAACCTCAGATATGAAGGAACATGGATAAATGATGCACCAACAACAAATAAACCAACCAAAGGAGCAAAATGTGCATAGGCTCGACTCGCAAGTTTCACATAGTACAAAAAATCATTTTTTGCCACCATATAGGTGCCTATAAAAATGATTTTTTTTTTAATTTATAGGGAAATTATCAGGATGTCGACTACACAGAACATTGCTAAGAATAAGAGACAGATGGAGGACACAGAATCAGAACAGAATAAGCGGCGCAAACAATCCGCAAATACGACACAACAGGCTACCATGCAGCCATCAGACCATGAAGAACTTGTTGGTTTGATTCAACAACTTTGTCTTTTGCCAAATTCAGGTAAACCCAACCACAAAACGATCAAGCGGCAACTTGCTGAATATTATCAGCAAAAGGGTACACCAACAAGGATCACAAACGACGAGACAAAGAAAGCCGTGGAAGCAGCTCTTGCAAACAGCTCAACAGATCCGAGCCAACTTCGTGCAGCACTGAACCCGGTTCAGGGTTTTACGATTCCAACACCACCGGATTTGACGGATGACGAGGACGAAGAAGTTGACAAGGCGATTGCTTCATTGAAGAAAACTCAAGACAAATTGGTTGAGGTACAGGCAGCAATTGCTGCATTGGAGGCCTCAGAGACAAACATGGCAACAAACAACGGTGCAGGCTCATCTAATACTCAACTTTTGAGCACAGCACAGGTTGCAGCAATGCTGCCTGTGTTTCAAAACACAGGCAACATTTCGATTCCCGAGACTCCAGATCAGCCAGATTTGGATTTGAGCGAAGACGAAGATGAGGAGGTTGATTTGCCAGAAGGTGTCTTTATCATCGAGAAGATTTTGGAACGGGAGCTTGGAATTCGTTCCAAAATTGGCGAGCATCGTTACTTGATCAAGTGGGAAGGCTATGGTGTCAAAGAAGCAACTTGGGAACCACGCAGTGCTTTGCCAACAGCACTTGTTGACGAGTTTGACAAAGTCTGGGAAGAACGTTTGAAAGAACACGCAGAAGCAGATGCTGCAACAAAGGCATTTGAAGATGCGGATGATGCAACAGAGCCAGACACGGATGATGAAGCCGAACCATTGGCTGAGCCAACAGCTGAGCCAACAGCTGAGCCAACAGCTGAGCCAGTGTCAGAGGCTGCCAAAAAGAAAGCCAAACCACGTCAGAAACCTGTGATTGATACGAGTTCGTGGATGGATGTCTTGAAGCGCGAAGAAACAGATACCAGACATGTGTTGATTCGTTTCAACTGTGAGAAGGTGAATGTGCTGGCATCAGACATTGAGAAGACAATTGAGAAGGCTTTTGAGGAGACGGATCACAGACTTGGGAAATTGTGCAAGATTGTGTCGATGAAGTTGCGTCCGATCATTCCGTCGGAGGAGAGGCCGGAGACGTTTTGGTGGGATGCTGGGATGGATGTGGTAGTGGCAATGGAGTTACCACGCGAGTCTTCGAGTGACAAGCATGTGGAATTTGCCTATCACTTGTGCGGAGGTTTGAACAAACGGATCAAGTACATGGTTCCAGAAGGAGCAGAGAAAATGATTCCAACAGATCATCCGGCGCATCAACAGTACACAGATCGTGGGTATTGGAATGCAAAGTGTGTGATGGAGGGTGGTGTTTTTACACAGAAGAAGCCAACAGAGTATCGAGCGGAGACCAAGTATTGTTTCATCTCGAACAAATCAGAGTACACGCGTTGTGCAGATGTGAAACAGGTGTTTCAGAAGTATCTGGCCCAATATCAGGAGACAGAGGAAATGTTGGCAGTACAGGATGAAGCGGTCAAAGCACTTGATGCCAGACAAGAGATTGATCAGTCACGAGAAGCATCTGGATTCATTCCATTGGATGCGGAGTCAGAAGAGGTTTGAAAAACCAAACAAAAAAGAATAAGCAAACGAGTCCCCGAAAGGGGACTTTTTTGCGTTTAAAAATGATATTATTTATAAGAATTCTTATAAATAATATAAATGTCAAAACTTGTTATTAATCAAGATTATCAGAAATATCTACATAATAGAGCATTACAAATTGGAGTGAAAGCTGCACTTCAAGAAACTTATGCAGGAAAAGCCAAAAAAGATTTTAAACAAATTAAAGAGTCTGAACAAAAGGCTGAACAAAAACTGATCAAAGATGCAGAAAAGGCTAAACAAAAGGCCGAACAAAAACGGATAAAAGATGCGGAGAAGGCCGAACAAAAGGCTGAACAAAAACGGATAAAAGATGTGGAGAAGGCTGAACAAAAACGGATCAAAGATGCAGAAAAGGCTGAACAAAAGGCTGAACAAAAACGGATCAAAGATGCAGAAAAGGCTAAACAAAAGGCTGAACAAAAACGGATCAAAGATGCGGAGAAGGCCGAACAAAAACGGATCAAAGATGCAGAGAAGGCTAAACAAAAGGCCGAACAAAAACGGATAAAAGATGCAGAGAAAGCAGAACAAAAGGTTGCTAAACCAAAGATTCATAAAAGGAATGTGAATGAGTCAATGAAAAAACAAGTAGCATCAGAACAAAATTGGCGGTGTAAAAAATGTGGTATGAATTTACCAGGTAATTATGAAATTGACCATATTAAGCCAATAAAAAATGGTGGTCTAAATGACAGAGTAAATTTGCAAGCATTATGTAGAAATTGTCATGGAGAAAAAACACAAAGAGAAACAGCAGGAATAAAAGAACATAAAAAGTTGACAATGACACAAATGTTTGAGCAAAAAGGATACACATTTGCGAAGGATACACGTTTGCGAAGATAAATTTTTTGTAAAAAAATGAAAATATTATTTATGAAAATAATATTTTTAAAAATATTATGATTGAATGCGAAATTTGTTGTAATGTGTATACTAAGCGAAATAGAAAAAGAGGAAATGTTAGCAGCACAGGATGAAGCAGTCAAAGCACTTTGATGCTAGACAAAAGATTTATCAGTCATGAGAGGTATCTGGATACATTCCATTAGATACAAAATCAGAAGAGGTTTGAACAAAAAAACAATAAATTTTTAATTTATATAAATATTATTTATATAAATTAAAAATGGAAGATATAAATAATATTTATGCAGTTAGACATAGTGGTCAATATTGCTTCCAAGATGCACGTGTAACTTATCATGAATGTAAACATTTTAAAACAAATCCTTTGGATATTCCGATTAATGGTTATGATAGTACAAAACCATCAATAGGAACGTTTGATAATAATGTACCAAGTATACCAGGTGGATGTACATTTTATCATGCTGATGATTACCGGTATAATAATTATTCACGTTTTTTATGGGATAATACAGAATATAAATATAATAATATTAACAGATGGGGTAAAAAACCAGATAACTGCAAAAATTGTAAGCACAATGATTGGCAAACCAAGTCTGCAAGTTTTAAAATTTGTAAAGTTCCTACAGAATATCAAAATCAAGAATACGAGGTAAAATTAGGTACTGGTGAAACAGATGCATGTGGATCAGACAATATAATAATGACACCAGAAGAATGTGCGTATGCACATTATAAATTAAGAAATGAAAAACGACAAAATATCAAATTAGGTAGAACAGATGTATTTACTCACACATTAGATTATGATCTAACAAATATAGCAAATACGAGTGGATTGCCAAAAGGTTGCAGTTTTTTTCATGATCCGAATTATGGGGCATACTCAAGAGTTGTCTTTAATGGAAGAAATAATTCACCAACATGGAATGATTTTGGACAATTAAATTCTATACAACAGTCATTAACTGATATGGATTGGGTTATGAGGTCAGGTTCATATAATATTTGTAAAAAATCAAATCAATGGAGTAATTGGAGTGAATGTTCAGGTTGCCCTGGACAACAAACTAGAACAATTGGTGGGTTACCTGAAAATGTTGGTGATAGTACAAATACACAAACACGTAGTTGTGTTAATACAAATTGTCAAAATAACAGTGATAGCGAAGGTACAAGTAATAACAAAAACAATAATACGAGTATCAATACGAGTAGCAATACGAGTAGCAATACGAGTAGCAATACGAGTAGCAATACGAGTAGCAATACGAGTAGAAATACGAGTAGCAATACGAGTAGCAATACGAGTAGAAATACGAGTGATATACCTGATAATGTTGGTAATGAATCAGTCACAACGAATAGTATGGCTGATGTGGCAGGTATGATTGATGCGGCAGGTGCGGCAGGTGCGGCAGGTATGGTTGATGTGGCTGGTATGATTGATGCGACAG